GTAGCACCACCACTTGTAAAATCTATATCTATAAATTGACCGACAGATAAGCCATGACTAGATTTTGTTACTGTAATTGTTGTTCCTGACTGCGTATATGTAGAAGCAATAGAACTATCTGGATCGCTGTCTGTAGTAGCAACCAATAGTTTTGCATTTACATCAAAGGCAGTTGCACCATCAAAGTCTGTCCATGTATCAATATTTGCTGTTCTTTTATCAATCAGATCATTTGGATAAAAACCCTGTGTAACAAAATGTCTTGTAAGTCTTAATGGTTGCTTACCTCCAAGATCCAATTTGGAAGCAAAATCATAATGACCACCTGTTATATCAACAGCACCTAAAAAATCTACATCAGCTATAGCATCAAAGTCTGTTACATCATCTAAGGTTTCTAACGATCCAAGAACAAGACCATTTACTTCATCACTGAAGAAACAATCTACTTTTGCACCACCAAAAGGAGGAGAATCTGTATCTTCTCTATCTGAAAGAACAAGTAATTTAGGTACAGGATCAGGAGTTGTGACAACAATAGAAGTTTCACCAGAACTTAATCTGCCACCATCATCACGGAACTTAAGGATATACTCTCCATCAACAGCAGGAACTAAAGTTTCAGATACGTTACCAGGTAAGGCAGGAATAATATCAACGGAATTAGTAAATGTACCAG